CTTATGGCATTGTTGCCAACCGTCAACGGTACAACATCTACGCTGGCAACTTCTAATGCACACGCCCATTCTTGGCTCGGCCTATGTTGCGCGTAGCATCAACGCTGCGGCCAATCGGTGCGTCAATTTGTTTCCAGAAGCCATTCCCGCAGGCGGATTAGAGGCTGGGTTTTTGAACAGAGCGCCGGGGCTGGAGTTCCTTCAGACTGTAGGCACCGGCCCCATCCGGGCATTGTGGGCGCACCAAACCAACGGCAGCGACTTCTATGTCGTATCCGGCCAAGAGGTCTACAAGTTGACCGGCCTGACGGCTACGCCTACTTTGCTTGGCACAGTATCTGGTACCGGCCCGGTATCCATTGCGGACAACGGCACACAGATATTCTTTGCCTGCAACCCTGACGGTTACATCTACAACGAAGTCACCAACGTATTTGTGCAGATCACAGACCCAGACTTTCCTGGCGCTGTGACGGTGGCTTACCTTGATGGCTACTTTGTTTTCAACCAGCCCAACAGTCAGCTTCTTTGGATTTCAGAAGTGTTGGATGGAACTTCAATTCCGGGCGATTTCAAAGCCTCTGAAGGTTCACCAGACGGTGTAGTTGGGGTTATTGCTGACCACCGTCAACTGTGGGTGTTTGGTACTGACTCGGTTGAGGTTTGGTACAACGCAGGCTCTGTTGATTTCCCTTTGGAGCGCATCCAAGGGGCCTTCAACGAGATTGGCTGCGCGTCTGCATACTCCATAGCCAAACTGGACAACGGCCTGTTCTGGCTGGGTACAGACGCCCGTGGGCAAGGTATCGTCTATCGAGCCAACGGCTACACCGGCACTCGGGTTTCTACTCACGCCATTGAATACGCCATTGCCCAATACGGCAACATCTCGGACGCTATTGCGTACACATACCAGCAAGAAGGTCATGCTTTCTATGTGCTGACATTCCCGTCTGGCAACGCCACTTGGGTCTACGATGTGTCTACCCAAGCCTGGCACGAACGTGCTGGATTTGATGCGGGTCAGTTTATGCGGCACCGCAGCAATTGCCAATGCAACTTTGGTGGCAACATCATTGTTGGTGACTTTGAAAACGGCAACCTCTACAGGTTTGACCTAGACGTTTACGCTGACAACGGCGGGGTTCAAAAGTGGTTGCGCTCTTGGAGGGCATTGCCACCCGGCGAAAACAACTTTAAGCGCACGGCACACCATACGCTGCAACTCAACGCTGAGACTGGCGTTGGGTTAAATGGATTACTTAACCCAGAAACAATATATCTTGTGACTGAAGATGAAGATTTTCTAATTACCGAAAACGATGATTTTCTAATTGCAGAACAACAAGCACTGGCAACGCAGGGTGCTAACCCGCAAGTTATGTTGCGCTGGAGCGACGACGGCGGCCATACTTGGTCAAACGAGCATTGGGCCAGCATGGGGCAAATTGGTGAGTATGGCTACCGCACGTTCTGGCGTCGGCTGGGCATGACGCTCAAGCTGCGTGACCGGGTGTATGAGGTCAGCGGCACTGACCCGGTAAAAATTGCCATTACGGGCGCTGAGTTGGTGCTGAGTCCAACAAAATCTTGATATGGCAAACATCACCCAGATCCCCGCACCTCGCGTTCCACTGCTGAACGCGCAGACTGGTGCTGTGTCTATGGAGTGGTTTCTCTGGTTTACCAACGTCTACACCATCACAGGCGGTGGTCTTGCCATTACGCCGGTCATCAATGGCGGCACGGGACTAGGCACTATCCCTACCAACGGCCAACTGTTGATTGGCAATGGCACCGGCTACGCATTAGGAACGCTGACGGCCAGCACAGGCATTACCGTGACCAACGGCGCAGGCACCATCACGGTGACCAACAGCCTGCCAGACTTGACGGTAACGCTGACAGGCGCAGGCACAACGGTAGTGACCGGGACATATCCTAACTTCACCATCACCAGCAATGATGCGTTTGTCGGCACGGTGACTAGCGTTGGCGGTACAGGCACGGTCAACGGCATTACGCTGACAGGCACGGTAACTACGTCAGGTAATTTGACGCTTGGCGGGACGCTGAGTGGGGTGAGCCTGACCACTCAGGTCAGTGGAACTTTGCCAATAGCTAACGGCGGCACGGGTACAACGGCTACGACTTTTGTTGATCTTACAACCAATGTATCTGGTATCCTCCCTGTAGCCAATGGGGGGAATGGATTAGGCGCAGCGTACACAGTAGCAACCCTTCCCGCAGCCGGTACACAAGGCCGCAGATCATGGGTGACTAATGCCTTAGCGCCTGTATTTCTAGCTGCCCCCGTCGGTGGCGGTGCGGTGGTTTGCCCGGTGTTTGACAATGGCACGGCCTGGGTGGTTGGGTAACAAGGAGAACGATTATGGCTTGGTATGATGAACTTGTAGACGAACTTTTTGGCAGCGGTGGCGGCGGTGAATTAGACGCTGCAATGATGGACGCTGGATCAACGCCCGTGTCGTACAGCCCAGCCGATTACGGTGCCTTAGATAACGCAATGATGGCGGCAGGGTCAACGCCTGTATCTTATGGTGGTTCTTCTGACACGCCGTTCTACCTGCGCCCCGGCTTTTTGCAAGGTGCTGGCTCGGCTCTTGGTGGCCTATCTCAAGCCTACGCAGGCCAACGAGCCGCAGGCACTCAATCAGATGCTGCTAACCGCGCTTTGGCACTGCAAGAACGCATCTACAACTCAATGGCAGCGCGTAACCAAGGTGCTGAAACAGGCGGAAACCTAGCGCGTGATCGGTATCTAGAGTTGGTTGGGCTGGGGCCAAACACCAATGCAATGGGCTACGGCTCTGCTGTTCAGCCGTTTGACATGAGCAAATTCCAAGCTGACCCTGGCGCAGCATTTAGATTGCAAAAAGGCATGGACGCACTTAAACGCAGAGAATCCGTTGGGGGAAACTTATTCTCTAGTCAAGCACTAAGAAATGCACAGGAATATGGTCAGGAAATGGCCTCTCAAGAATACGCTAACGCCTACAACCGTTATCGTCAAAACCGCGCTGATCAGTTGGCACCGCTAAGTGATTTGATGACAGGCGGCACTAACGCTACCAACGCCACCAACACGGCAATGGGAAACTATGGCACAAACGCAGCCAACTTGATGGGCCAAGCTGGGCAGGCCACTGCTGCCGGTCAATTGGGAATTGGTAACACGGTTAACAATTTGGCTGGTTCTCTTGCTAACCAGTACAACACTAACCAGATGATGGACATTTTGCGCGAAACTCGGCGCTCTGCTTATTCTTAGGATCAATCATGGCACTCAATGAAATGATAGCGCAAGGAGCGCAATTTAAGATGCCCGACCCGCTGGAGCAGTACGGCAGAATCGCGCAGATACAGCAGGCACAAAACCAGAATGCGTTGGCTCAGTACCAGATAAATTCTGCTAAACGTGCGGATGAAACCAACACAAATTTTTTGAGTTCGTTACGTGCTGCTGGCGACGACCCCGCTAAAGTTAGGCAGGCGTTGATGATGGCAGGCAGAGTTGAAGACGTTACAAAACTTGACGCAAGCGCGTTGACGCAGAAAGAAACTCAAGGCAGGATACTGAAGCAACAGCGGGAAAACGTAGACCGCATGAAATTGGACTTAAGCAAAAATCCCTCAAATGAAAACATAACGGCGTATATGCAAGACATAGACGCCGACCCTACATTTTCACCCTCAGCTAAAGCAATTGCCAAACGTGGGCTTAATGAAATGTTAGGCATGACTGTTGACCAAAGAAAGCAATCACTTTCAATGTCGGGAATGACAGGCGCAGAGATGTCTAAGGCGGCCTTGGATCAACAGAAATTAGTTGCGCCTAAAATAATGCAAATTGAACGCCCTGATGGCGGTAAAATTTTTGTGGACGAGAATCCAAACAGTCCTACTTTTAAACAAGAAATCCTGCCTTCTCAAGCTGCGGGAATGACGCCATATCAAAGTGGTGTTTTGAATGTTTCGCGGCAAAACTTGGGCGTTGCTCAAGGCAATCAAAGATTGGCTCAAGAAAAATTTGCGTGGGAAAAAGCCAATCCTGGCAAAACAATCAAAGAAGTTGAGCAAGCTGATGGAACTATTCAAATCTTTGGCATTGACAACCGTACCGGCATAGCAACGCCGGTTAAGTTAGCTGGCGCACCTGGCCCTGCTATGCCTGGTCAAGGTCGTCCTGCTGTTGACGGCGGCGGCGTTGCATTGACTGGTAAAAAACCGCCATCTGCTACGGCAGAAAAAACAGCGGTGTCTGAACAGCAAGCTGCTTACAACATTGGGCGAGTGCTAACCGCAGCCAATCAAATTAAAGAAATTGGTAAAAAAGATCCAGATTCGGCGCAACCAGGGGCGGCAGAGGCTTTGGCTTCTTCTGTTGGTATGGGTGGCACGGCTAACTTAGCCCGTAATGCTAATCGTCAAATTGTGCAAGGCGCGCAACGCGACGCTCTTGATGCGTTGCTGTATCTGGCTACGGGTGCTGCTTACAATAAAGAACAGTTGCAAGGCCAAATGGATGCGTACATTCCTGCATTTACGGACAAAGATGAAGCTGTAGCAGCCAAAAAATTGCGTATGGCTAATTTAATTCAAAGCGCAAAAGTACGGGCTGGCAAAGCGTGGACACCGGAAATGGATAGGGCAATGACAGCTTTAACAGGTTCTGATGCTGCACCAGCGCCTGCTGGGGGCGGTGGCGAATGGAAAGTAGTTAAATAATGGCAACTCAAATTTACAAGGTGCGCGACCCTAGCGGTGCTATGCGCGAAATTGAGGGGCCGGCTGGCGCAACCGATGACCAAATTATTGCAAAAGCCAAAGAGTTATTTGCACCACCTATTGCTGCTACCCCTACTGCTGCCCCTGAAAAACAACGCGGGTTTTTTGGGACAGTTGGCGCACCATTTCAAGCACTGTCTGAAGGCGTTATTAGCGGCGGCGGCAACATTGTGCTTGGTGGTCAGCGGCTTGTTGGTAAAGGTATTGAGGCCGCTGGCGACATATTTGCGCCTTCTCAAACTTTGTCCGGTTTGGTTACCGGCCAACGGCCAACTAACGTAGTGCAACGCGCTGGTCAAGCCCTGATTACTGATGCCCAACGCCGCCAAGCCGAGTCACAAGCGCGTGTTGCACCATTCAAGCAAGAATTTCCTGTCTTTACTGGCGCGGGTGAGTTAGGTGCAGAAGCTGGCATTACCGCACCCATTGGCGGTTTACTTGCGCGTCCGTTGGCGGCAGTAGCTCCATATGCTCCAACTGTCCTAAACCCCGTTGTCAACGCCATGCGGTCGTCTGGTTTCAGTTCTGGAATTCCTGTAGCCAAAGGCGTTCCATTGGCTACCCGCGCTGCGGATATTGGCGCAAGAGTTGTCGGTGGCGGTGTAACTGGTGGTGCAACTGCCGCGCTTACTAATCCTGATGAGATTGGTACCGGCGCTGGTCTTGGCGCGGGGTTGGGCATAGTTGCGCCTCCTGTAGTCAAAGCGTTGGCTAAAAGCGCCGGGTTTTTAAAGGATGCTTTTACTGGTCAATTGGCCGCAGTTGGCGCAGGCAAGATTGCGCGTGATGTTGCGGGTGATCGGATTGGGGCTATTCGTGCTGCGCTTACCGCTTCACCGGCTGACATTACCGCAGCGCAGGCCGCATCAGGCATTCAAAACAATGCTTTTCAGGCTCTTGGGGCTATGACAAGTAAAACAGATCAAGTATCTGCTTTGCTGAAGCGCCAAGCGGCAGATGATTTAGCGCAATTGCAGCGCATGGCTGAAGGTGGCAATGAAACAGAAGCACGGGCGGCGTATGAGGCGTCAATTAAAAGGCTGAATCAACTGACCGCCGATATGCGGAATGTAGAGTTGCAGGCAGCTAATCAGGCGGCACAGACCGTGAACCAGTTGGCTCCAAAAATGGCACAACGTGAAGCCAGCATGGTAAACGCGCTGCGCGGAGGTATGCCTATGGGCGCTGTTTCGCAATCTCAAGAAGCAGCACGGCGGATTGGCCCGTTAGAAACTCAAATAGGCACACCCGCAGTAAGCCAAGCAGGCGCTGCTCGTCCGGGCCAAGCAACCATTTCGCCAGCAACTGAAGCCGCGCAGCAAGCCGCAACAGCAGCTAAAGGCAAGCCTGGCTTTTTATCGGCTGGTGATCGTTCTCAAGAGTGGAAACAAACATCAGATATGTTTGCCGCTATTGCCAATCAACGCCGCGCAGAAGCTGGGTTTATTGAACGTCAGATTGGCAGCTTGGAAGATTACGGGCTGCGTCCATTGGATGCAGGCGGCATTACGGCGGCTATTGACGCCAAACTTTCCACGCCTGGGCTTCGTGCCAGTTCCAACATGACCAAAGTGTTGCAGGCTGTCAAAGATGACATTGCCAATTTGACAGAAAAAGGCGGCGGCGTCATTGACGCACATGACCTGTACACTCTTCGCAAAGAAGGAATCAATGAGCGCATCATGCAAATTTTGGGTCAAACTGATCCAAAAGTCAGCGCAAAAGTAACGCGCAGTGTGCTTCAGGAAGTGCGCCCATTAATTGATGACGCCATTGAAAAAGCCGGTGGCACTGGATGGCGAGACTACCTTAAAACATATTCTCAAGGTATGCAAGCCATTGACCAAAAAGCAATGGCGGCGCAAGCGGCAAAACTGTTTGGGGGTTCTGAAGCAGATAAACAAGCGTATGTGCGGCTTGTGCGTGGAAACAACTCAGATGCCGTGGAAGCTATTTTTGGCCCCGGCAGCTACGATATTTTTAAAGAGATGGGCAGCAAGATGCCTACTTTGGAAAAAGTGGCGTCCAATATTCAGCGCACTGGCGAGATGAAAGAGGCGGCTGCTGCTGGTACAGAAGCACTTGGCAAAGTTATTGGCGCTGATTCATTCCGTTTGCGGTTTCCAAGTCTTTTGAATCGCGCAACGACAGCGGCTAACCTTACGTTGGACATTTTAGAAAAACGGTTGGACAAAAAAATCTTTGCCGAACTGCAAAAAGGTATGCTTTCTGGAAAAAGCGCACTAGAAATGCTTGACACTTTGCCAGCGGCTGAAAAGAGTAAAGCACTCAAAGTATTGGCTGATCCAGCATCATGGGGGAAATCTGGCGCAGTTTCTGCGAGAATTGCCACACGTCAAGAACAACCTAAAAATGCCCTTGCCCCAGCCAACCAAAACGCAATGACGCAGTAGGAACCTGATATGTACTACCTCAATGCTTTTAACGAGATGCTGCGTAAGCGTCAATCGCAAAACCAGATGATGGGTGGTGGGCAAGATCAAGGCGTTGGCACTACCGCACCATCTGGCCCACTGGGGGCAAGACAATCTGGCAACGGTAGTTTGGCTGGTGTTCGTAATGCGCTTGCTAACCCAGCGGTAAATTTTGCTGCGTCAATGATTCCTGCTCTTCGCGCTCCGCTTGCGTTTGCAAAGTTAGCCAACTACGGCATATCTGCATACGAAGATTCTCAAAATACGGCCAGAGAACGGGCGCAAGATCAATTCAGGGCGTCTGAAATATCAGAGATGAATGCACCTGCTTATGCTGATGACAGCATGGATAGGTTGTCGTTTAACGCGCCCTCGCCGGTGTCGCAGTCATCATTTACCAGCCAAGAGTTAGCCCCCATGGCTCCCGTAGCTTTCAGCTCTCCCGTAAGTAGTGGATCAGCTGTTGCTGACAATAGCTACGGTGGCTTTGGCGACGACACGGGCGGCAATGACACAATGGGGTTTGCTGGAACATACGCCCACGGCGGCATGGTTCACGCAGAACACCTCAAAGGCCGCGCCCCTGCTCCAGACGATGGCTACGGTGCTTTGCAGGGTGGTGAGTACGTTATCACCAAGGCGGCGGTAGAGAAGTACGGCAAGCGTTTGCTCGACGCTATCAACAACGGGACATTCAGATGACAGACGATGATTTCCGACGCCTGGAGAGCAAGGTAGACAAGCTGACGGACGCCGTTGGCAAATTGATTCTGTTTGAGGAACGTCAGGCTAACCAAGGTGCAAGGATTGGTGATGTTGAAACCAAGCTCGGAATTCAAGAGGTTCACTTGCAACGCATTGACAAAAAAGTTGACCAGTGGGTTAACCGTGGTGTTGGCGTCTGGGCAGCAGCAGCTATTGTCTATTCACTTGTCCAGTTCTGGAAGAAATGATTGACCTTACAAAAGCCATAGGAGCCGTTGCAGCAAGCATTGCAGCCATTGGTGGGGGCTACACCCTTGCTGACAAGTTTGGCTGGTTTGACAGGGCCATTCTTGAGTGGCATCCAGAGCATTTCAAGATCATGGCAGAGGTCGGCAAGCCCATCAACGTCACCGTGGCTCGGGTAAAAAAACGTGATGATTGCTCGGTAGAGAGTTTTACGCCAAGCGTCCGTGATGCCGCAGGAATGGTGCATGAAGCAACCACTACAGCAAGCAAGTTCAGCGGCCCAGCAGGGCCAGAGATTGACACCTTTACTTACCAATTGACAATGGTGAAGAAAGAGAAGATTGCACCGGGTAAAGCAACTTTGTTGGCAACCATCAAGTACAAATGTCCAGAGGGAGAACGTGTCGTTCAATACCCCCGCCATGCCAATCTTAGTTTTGATCTGAAAGGCTAATCATGCTGACCCTACTCTCTACCCTGATCAGCTTCCTGGCTGGTGGTTTACCCAAGCTACTCGGTTTCTTTCAGGATCGTGCTGACAAGAAGCATGAGATGGCAATGGCTCAACTCCAGATCGAGCGTGAACTAGAACTCCGCAAAGCAGGCTTTGAAGCACAGCAAAGGGTAGAAGAGATCAGAATAGAAGGCCAGATGATAGAAGCAGAGGCATCGGAACGCACTGCTATCTATGCTCACGACATTGCCATAGGTCAGGGTGCATCACAGTGGATGGTTAATTTGAGATCAGGTGTACGTCCATTGCTGACATACGGTTTCTTCCTGCTGTTTGCTTTTGTTGAGATCGGTGGGTTTGTCTATGCCTGGAATCATGGGATCTCTTTTGATGTGCTGATTGAGAAACTGTGGGATACCGATACCCAACTGATCTTTGCTTCAATCATCAGTTTCCACTTTGGTGGCAGGGCATTCAAGGGCGGTAAAGATTGAAAGTCTCTCAGCAATGTAAGGACATGATCAAGCACCATGAAGGTGTCCGATACAAGCCATACCGTTGCCCTGCTCGACTCTGGACAATAGGAGTAGGCCATGTTCTCTATCCCGTTCAAGGTCGTTTACCTTTGGATCAAAGAGACTCTTACTCATTGCATCCAGAACATAACCGGACGTTTTCCAAGGATGAAGTAGATGGAATCCTTAGTGCTGATCTCCAGCGATTTGAAGCTGGGATTGCCAAACTTTTTCCTATGGTACTTACCCAAGGTCAGAATGATGCTCTTGTCAGTTTTGGCTTTAACCTTGGTCTGGGAGGCGTACAGCGTAGCACCCTCCGTCAGAAGGTTCTTAGGGGTGAAGCAGAAGCCGCTGATGAGTTCCTGAAGTTCACCAGGGGCGGTGGTAAAGTTTTGCCAGGATTAGTCAAACGTCGACAGGACGAACGCTCACTGTTTTTATCCTGAGTAGGTTCATGGCATCCCGCAGGTCTTGACGTAGCTGTTCAATCGCCTCGGCCTGCTGCTGCATCCTGATGTAGGCGTCCGTTGCGAATTTGTCCAGCGTCGTTCTCTCCCAAGCCGGGAAGTTCGGTAAATCGTTCAATTTGATTCCTTATCCATTCAGGGCCGCCAAGTTTAATCAACTTGATGCGCTGAGTCTGGGTTAGCTTGATGCTGTAAAACACGTTCAACGGTTCGCCGGGTCGCTTTGCGCTCATGGCTTCTTTCGTGGTAGTGGTGCCCAATGCGTCCAAAACTGCGTACCCGGCAGGTGTTCGTAGTGTCCCATCGTCGCTACTCCTGACCGCCCAAGCAACAGGATTTTCACATGGGTCGGTGTGCTTGCGTCAATCGGTATCCAGTAATAATCATCGGCTACCACTGTCGTGCGAGTGCTGTCCAAACGGAACTTGATCTGTCTCTCTAACTCTTCAAATGCTTCATCTTCAGTCATGTCACCCTCCTAATTCCAATTGCAAAACTCAGCCACGCCAGTTCAATCCACCAGTCCTCTTCGACATTGATAGCAACGGCAGGCCAAAGAAAGATGGCGGTGCTGCTGGTCTTGGTGTAGATCATGTGTTGCGCTCCTGTAGAATCTTTTGGGCTACATACATCCCGGCGTGAAATGCCAGCTTCATTTGTGAAGCAATCATGGAGGACTCCCTGTTTACATCCTCATCCGTCAGCCCTTGCCACGGACGCTTGGGCGAACTAACCCAGCCCTGACAATCTCCTCGCTCAGTGGCCTCACAGTGTGTGCAAGCCCCGCCTACAAACCCGCAAGGCTTTACTTCTTGTTCAGTATCTCTAGTCATGTGTTGCGCTCCTTCAGTTTGGCTTCGATGGCCCCAGTAATCCTGCGCTTTACGGATGCACTGGCATTGTGCTCGCCGTCAGCAACCGCCCAAGCCTGTCCAATCTCATCCATCGTCAGCGGCTTGCGCTGGGGTGGGGTGGTGTAGAGAGGAATGCTCCACTCAATATCCTGCCAAACCTGCACGTCTTGCGGAAGTTGGTCTGACACAAAAATCCCAGCTTCTGCCGTCTTGTATTGCCACGCCACCGGCCCCTGCTCTGGCTGCTCCAGTGCTTTGCGTAGGGCGGTGATGGCTTGCGTCTTTTGCTGCTCAACATCGCGGTTCAATGCTTCGCAATAAGTCAACGCCTCCAGCGCCTGCTGCGCGGCTTGTCTTAGGTCAGTCATGTCAAGTACCCTACAAGGAAAGCAAACGCGGCAAGCGAGAGCGTGGTGATCGCTACTGCGATGGACAGTGCAATCCAGTCGGGTTTGTAGAGGTCTTCTACTTCATCGTCTTGGTTGTGGTCAGTCATTTGGCTTCTCCTTTGGCTATTGCAGCACGGACTTGATCTAGTGCTGGCATTTTTTCGTACTGCGGAAGATATTTAACGATGTTGTTTAGCATTGCTTGAAGCAGAGGCTCGGCCATCTTCAATGCCGCCAGCAGTTCCTGATTCACCTCATGGAGTCGGCGCAGTTCAGCGGCGGCTTGAGTTGCTGTATTGCCCCCAAGATGTTTTTCAAGCGTATCCGCCAACCGCAAGGCTTCTGGTTGTGTCATGTCCGGTTCCCCCGGCTCGGCAGGCTGAACGCCACAAGGCTCCCAGCCCGTGGCACCTGTGCGGTGTAGTCACCGTCACCCGTTTTGTAGTGGCCGCGCTGCCACAGGTCGTTCTCCGGTGCCTTAACTTCGCCAGCCAGCTTCTTGCGCTCGACGTACTTGCCCATGCTTTGCCGAGCTTCCCGGCTCAAGGTTAGGCTCGGGGTACGCACCATGTGAGTCGGTGTGCGGTTTACCGCAATCTCTTCCAAAATACTCATAGCGGACTCTCTTCGTGATTTGCAGGGTTGAAAGGCATTGGCGGTACAGGCCGGTTAGGCGGTAGTTCAGTTGGGAAGGGCCAGATGCTCATACTGCTTTCTCCGCGTCGGCCAAGAATTTCCGCAGGCGTTTGATCCTGGCGTCCTCGTAGGACACCACACTGCTGGCGTATTCCATAGCACTATGCGCTTCCAGCCGGTGCAGTTCAGCGTCAGCCAGTTCGGCTGCTGCCATCTCTGCGGGTGTAAGGCGTCTGATAATCCGTTTAAGTTGTTGCGTAATAGTCATGGTTTTTTTCCTTCTTTCAAAATCTCCAACCGTTCCCGATTGGCTCTCATGGTGCAGTAGCGTTGGTGGATACGCTCCAGCATAGTCACTCTACGGTGCTTTAGTCTCTCTTCATCCAGCAAAGCCAACAAGTCAGCCTCGGTGTAGTTGGGCAGGTTGCTTTGGAAAGTTCTCCAGGTCAGCAATTTTTTTCTCCAGTTCGGTGATATGGGCAGTCACCTTGTTGTAAGCCCGTGACGCACTGTTATGCGTCCGGGTGCGAATTGCAAGTTCGGCCTGTGCAGCCCTCAACTTAGCTTTGAGTTGGGTTAGTCGGTTCATGTCAAGAAGTTTAGCACAGTTAATTGTTATGTTGAATCTTTCTTCAACATCATTCCTGATGCTGTACCGGGATCGATCACAATCCAACCGTTCTCATGGACTTCAATCAACTTGGCGTCCAACAGATTGATGATGTATCTGGCGTTCTTGCCATCGATCAGGTTTCGGCGGGAACCGGCTGCCATCGCCCCGGCAAAGGTTGAAATGCCATTGGCAACCGCGTACTCGCGCATCACTGACTTGGTGAGATAAGGTGCGCCACCTCGATCTTCAGCACCTGATGACCACCAGGCTTTCTCAAAGTCGGCAAACCCCAGCGACTTATCCTTTTGCTTGGACTCAGGCACTT